TTATTTTGTAGTGATGAGCCCATCTGGCTCGATGTTAAAGGCTTTTTTATCGGCCATACGACCATCAGGAAGCAGCATGTAGTATCCGCCATTGTAAGGCACAAATGCGTTCGATTTCATATCGCCGTTGATGGCATCCAAGTAATACCATTTTTCATAGTATTTAACCCAGCCTGTCTGCATAGAGCCATCACGATTGAAGTAATACCATTTCCCACCGATTTTCTTCCAGCTCGTGGCCATGTATCCGTCCTTGTCGAACCAGTACCATTTTCCGTCAGTGTGCTTCAGCCAGCGCTCAGAATACATATATCCACGGCCGTCAAAGTAGAACCATGACTTATTCTCTTCAATGTACTCAAATTGGTCTTTTGGATATGTACCATTAGCACGAACGAACCAGTAACCTGTGTCGTCTTTCTGCCAACCAGTTTTTACTTCTTCAGCAGCTGCAGATGGATTAGTCAAACGATACACATAATAGTAAGGTCGCCCTGCATAGAGCCAAATATCGTCATGATCGTTCACTGTGATACCATCAAAACGATAGTTGCAGTGGATAATGTTATCACTATCCACGAAAATACCAGTATGGCCACCTGCTCCGGAAGAATACCCACGACGCCCCCAGATGAAGATATCTCCTCGTTTAGCATCCCACGGAGTATTCTCAGAGATGAGCTCATATCCGTTCTTTTTGAGCCAGTCATGTTCATACTCAGTATTGACCGCCCATCCAGCGGACGCGGCTCCAGCGCTCGTCAAAGCGTAGTAGATCGAACTTGAGCAATCGTAAGAGTCGGGGCCGTTACGATCGTCCATGCTGTAGGATACTTGACCTTGTCGCGCACGCATCCAAGCAATAGCTGTTTCAAGATTTAGTCCCATTTTTATTCCCCTTTCCACGCATCGTTCATCTGCTTGACTGCAGATTCAATGAATGTATTTAAGTCCTTGGTAGTCATATTGATATTGTACTTAGTAAGCTCAGCACGGATTTTAGTTTGCGCCTGTTCCAATTTCTCTTGGCCTTTGTAGCCGGTCTGAGTTGATACTTGCTCAACTGCGTTGACGGCATTTCGGGCTAAAATTTCGACGATTTTAACGGTCTGCTCTCCGCCCTTTTTGATAAGGTAGTCTTTGACTGCCTTGACTGCGATGCCAATCAAAATGACTAGGATGCTGACTGCTCCGTTGATTAAAATTTCGTTAATTTGTTGCATTTATATTTTCCTCCACAATTTCCAATGCTAAAAATTTTTCATACAGTACCTTGATGGCTCCATTTCCACCGAGTTCCACGTAACTTTCGTAAAGACGAGACAATTCCTCAATCTCATGCTGACTGGTATTGCCTCGTCTAATTGCTTTTTTTAGGTTCTCTTGCAATCGAAAACGCTGCAATCTTTGAAGACCTTTTCCAATAACGCTCAATCCTTTGCTATTATCTTTACCAATGCTCTCAACATTCGAGACTGTCTTTTCAATGGCACTAATTTTATCAGATAAGAGACTGATTTGCTTGTCAGTCTCTTTTGTATTTTGCGTGCTTTTGAAAGAGAAATAGCTAGGAATAATCACGATTAGAATCGGACTCAATTTATCCAAAAATGCTAGTAATTCCAATCAGACCACTTCCAATCTACTGTGCAGGAACTCGAGTGGTTCCAAGATCACTTTCGTTTTTTTGCCCTTCCCACTTCCAGATTGCAAGAAGACCATTTTGAGATGGTACGCCTTCAAGTTGCTTGAGAGATTCGCCTTTGTAGGTAAAAGCCTGATTTGTCTGAATCAAGACACGCTTTCCTTCGCCATTCAATTCGACGTGTTCAGGATCTTCAATCACAAACATATCACCTGGTTGATAGACCTTGCCTTCTTCAGCGAATGGGAAGAGTTCGACAAGTTCCTTGTAGGTTGTTCCGTAGGCGATTTTTTCACCCATAATGGAATCTTGAGCCATGACTCGTACTACTTTGTCGATTTTATTTGCAAGCGCAGAGAGTCGGTCATGTTCGCTCTTGTTTTGAGCAATCTGTTGCTCAGCTTGTTCAAGCTGCGCCTGTGTTTTGACAATAGCACTGCCTGGATCTAGCTCGGCTTTTAGGATATCCAGCACCGCTTGAATCAAAACATCTTCTGGTTCGTTTGTACGGTCACCAGCCAATTCCCGCTGGTTAGTACTATAACGATTCCCGTCTTGCAAACGGATTTCTACAACGGTTGTAACTTTGTCGCCCAAACCTCGCGTATAAGGTTTGCTTGCTAGTTCATAATTACTAATTGCCATTTGTCATTTTTCCTTTCACTTCTTCAAATAGCTCTTTTAGAGCTGGGTCGTATTCAAGAACCTCTTTCATCGTATGCAGCTCACTTGCTACATACAGATAAAAGGCCTCAAATCTCGCTGAGTCTTGAACACTTACTCCGAACCTTTTTGTTAACGAATCAAGCATCAGTTGATTTACTACTTCATTCATGTTGTCATTCATGCTGTTTTCTCCAATTTTTCTATTTTTTGATTAAGTTCTTGAATGGCCTTGATGAGATAAGGCACAAGTTCAAAAGTTCGGTACGAGTATGCACCGTCTGGGTTTTCGTAAAACGCTTCTGGGATGTATTTCTGGACATCTTGCGCCATGATACCGCAAGCGATATCTTCGATTTTGCCATCGTATTCTTTGCGATAGCGGTATGTTTTCAACCGCTCTATAACATCAAGACCCGAGACTTTACTATCTTGGATATTTGATTTGTAACGACGGTCAGAGATTTCTTTATTCATTGGGATCCAGTCGTAACCTGAACCGCTGTAATAAAGGTAAAGATAATTATCCGAAGGCTCAAAATTTGAGTATTTAGACGAGTGAATCCAGTAACCAGATTTTCCTGAATTTTCATTGTTGTAGTAAATGTGACCAGTAACGCGGAGATCCCCATGGATCACAGGAGTATTCCAAAATTCGGCTGTATTATAGCAATACATTTTGCCGTTGTTTTTCACGTACCACGCATAATCTCCAGGATACGCCCAATTGTTGCCCCAATTGACCCACAAAGCCGTCTGCGACCATTGACCAGACCCGTTACTCATACCGACTGAAAATTGGTTCTGACCGGTTATCCAGTACACAGAAGAGTCTTTCTCGTGTGTACCGATTTGGAATCCACCAATCCGGCCCTTGTATCCTTCAAGCAAAGTCGCCGTGACCACAACAGACCGCAACTTGTTGATGAAAGCTTCTTTAGCGGCAAGCGTATCCGTGAAGATATCACTTGAGACGAATCGTCTGGCCATAGCCATATCCATGACCAACTTATCTGCTGTGATAGAATTAGCTCGTAAAATATCCGTGTTAAGAGTCGCAAACGTACCCTCTCCAACGAATAAGCGTTTAAAGTATCCTTGAATAGCGGTCATTTCATCAAGTAAGGTTCGACCTTCAAGTCTGATTGTCTCAGCTTTAATGCCTGCATTTCGGCCAGCTAGGTTAAAACCAGCGATGATTTCATTAACACTGTTTTTATTATGGACTCCCCACGAACCAGCCAATTGACTTTGAACCGTGCGCACAGCTTCTTCTGTATCTTCCGGAGCCGGGCTCCAAGCGCTGGCAATATTCCCTTTTTCAATTTTCACAATCTTCGTGTGAACCTTGTACGATCTTGCACCATCAACACGAAGATTCAACATCCAACTATTGTTTTTCAACATCTCTTCGGTCATGACAGTATTAAATTCAATCAAGCGCCAATTATTACCTGGTTGAAGAGTACCGATATTATAATCAAATGTTCTGCCTGCTCTTGACCAATTCGTCACATCTCCATAAGATTGTAGAATAGCTACAATTTGCTTGTCGTTGAAACGTTGAACATCGTCAATACTAATTTCCATACGTACATGAACGGTATCTCCTGCTTTAAATCCATTTGATAGGATTTTATGTAGATCCGCATGAAGGTTAACCCCATCGGTTCCTGAACGTGAAATGAATGGTCCCCAATCCGAAGTAGTATTAAGAGCGCGATTGACACCATTCCCTGCATACTTACTAACTTCAACTTGAAATAGTTTATTCGTCATAGCCATGCGAGCGACATTATCGGAGATGCTGTTATTAGTATTTCCCAGAATACGCTCATAGAGTCGACTAGTTTCTTGCACTCGCTGGAAGTCAGTTTGATTAGCCTTGCCAGAAATCATTGACGTGATTTCAGCAAATCGGCCATCTACTGCATTTTTGTAGTTCGCTATCTGAGTGGCAATCGAGCCATTTTGTGTGTTGGTGATAGCATCGAATCTTCGTTCGATGCCTCGCACGTCTTCCTGATAGGTTGCTTTCCCAACATAATCCCTCGTTACCAGCTCACGTACAGCCGTCGCTTGTTTCGCGCTCTCTTCTCGAGTGTATCTTCTCAATGCTTCTTGTCGCTGACCATCTTGACCGACATATTCCTGAATAGATGATAAGTCAGTTCGCAGTCCTTGGGCTGTCCGCTCGAAGGTAGCCTTGGCCTCGGTGATGAGGTTTTCTGCATCTTCAGGTGATGGTGCATACTCATTCGCTACGGCCCCAAATTCAACCTGCACACCCGTTATCCAAGCCGTGCCGCTTCTCACACTCTCAAGGTTAAATTTAAGGAGTGTTTTCAACTGGTCATAGCCTTTGTTTGCGCTATAGTCGTAAGTAAATACGATACGCTTCCAGTCTGACGTTCCATCTAGCGTAGCCATCGTTAAATAGCTAGCGCTGCTAATCGCGCCTGTCTGACTATTTCTTAAAAACATATAATGTTTAAAGCAATTAAACGCGTTCCAGTTGTTCGCGCCTCTGACCACGTTCTCGTACTTGACCCATGCGCTAAATGTGACCTTACGAAAGAGACGAGAGCTAAAATCAGGTTCGATGTTAAATAACAATTCTTGATTATTTATCAACTTGTAGCACTGTTTTTGACCTGTGATGTGGCCTGTTGGTAGAGCTTCGACTACAGGATTGCCAGCAATCTTTGAGTTAATCCAAAGATTCCGACCACTGCCAATCTGGCTAGCCAATTCCTCTCGCAACTTCCCAGCCTCGGCTGTGACCAAAGTCTTATCTGCCTTGTCCTTTGTTGCGTTCAAGATTTCCTGGCGGATAGAACCAGCTCGCACCTCAAATTCAGCCAGATTCAACTTCTGATTCAGCTTGTTCTGCGTGTCTGTCTCAAGACTTTTCACAGACTGTCTGATATTCTCAGCGGTCACATTTAGTGAGCTGATATCCGCTTTGGTTCTCAAACCTTCAGTCAGACGGTTCACACCAGCATCAAGCGAATCAGCGCGCTGTTTGAAGTTGGATTCGACCGCTGAGACGCGTCCATCAACATCTTCAGGGTTTTCGTTGTAATCAGTCGCAATTGTACCGTGCTCAAGCTTGAGTCCAGCCACATATACCCGATTATCAGCGTTAAACCTTTCAATTCGAGGCAAGATGAAGCCCGATTCTTCAATTTTAAAAGTCGCTGAAAGTCGTTGCCATTCGTTTGAAATTACTAACGAGGATACATTTAGTGATACTCTAGCTTGTGTACTCGTCGAATTATGCACAAAATATATATTTGCCTGGTCTCTTTCAGCACTACTCTTGATATAAAAGCTGAAAGTGTACGTTTCACCTTTCTTTGCTTCAAAAGGTTGCGAAAGCCCGAGCCACGAGCCTGTTCTGCTCATGACTGTCAGACCTTTGTATTTCTCGGTCTCTTTGGTCCATTGGCCGACATTAACCCAAGACCCGCTAAAATCTCTCGAGCTTTTAAACAGATTGACTCCGCCGACCGACACACTTGCTATCCGACTAACCAGCTCATCGGCTGTCTGCACGAGCTCAGACTTACTAGCCTTGCCATTAGCTAAGTTGGTCAACTCTGCCAGTCTACGCGTCGTCGTCTCTTCATACGTCGCTTGCGCCGACTTCACACCAGCCAGTTCCTTCTTGGCTTGGCTAAGTGCTTCAACCTGCTTGGCAATCTCAGTTTCAGCCTGTGCTTGCTTCGGTCGAATGTCGTTTGCGATCGTCCGTTTCAAGACATCCAAATCACCCGATAGAGCTGTCTGAGCGCTTGTAGCCTGTCTCTTAAACTCTTCAAGCTTTGCGATTGAATCTAGACCAATCCGCTTAGCTTCCTGAGCAAGAAGACTGCTTGCGCCAGATTGACGCAGGGCTTCTTCAGCTCTACGCTTAGCTTCTTGTAATGGGCCGTTGTTAAAACTGCTAAACCGCTGGTCAATCGTGTCAGAGAGTTCTCTCTTGACTTCTTCTGCTTTGGCTTTGGCAGCGTTGAGACCGTCTGTGAATTGATTGACCAACTCTTTTTTCTGTCTGTCAAAAGCAAGGTCAGCATTCTTGAGTTCTCTTGCTAACTGCCTTTCAAAATCACTTTGAAGTTGTTGCGCCTCACTCTTGACGGCATCACTAACTGCGTTAGAAACCATGTTGGACAAACCTGACTTAAATTGTCCAAATCCAATAGATAGTAGCTTATTAGCCATCGGTGAGTAAGTGTATTTGGTGATTTTCTTGCGCACATCCAGATTGTATACCTCATGAAATAGGCTCACAATGTCATACATCTGGACAGGCACGTCACTCTGGCCGACAACCTCAAGTTCAAGGCTATCTTCCATCATGTCGCAGAGCGATGTCTTGAAATACTGCTCGCCATATTTCCGCAGGCTCGCTTCATCTTTCACATCCTCGTCATTAACCTCAATCACATCTTCATAGATTTGACTGTACTTGTTAATGAGTGGACTATCAATAGTAACAGCGAACGTGCGGTCAGGCGCCTTTTCTCCCTCACCTTTGACGGTAGTCTTGAAGGTGATTCTAGTCTTCAAAGATTTAGTAGATGTCTTGTGTTGATAGCTAGACAGGTTCTTTTTGTACATAAAAAGCGATTCATTCTCTGAACCGCCATTTTTCAAAAGTCGAACCTGATAACCATGACGCACAAGGTCACCACCCCATTGCCCAAGAATAGAATGCTTGTCTTTCGCGAATGCTTCCATCGCATTCTTTGCGTCGATGTTGAAGGTGTGACGCTCGCCGATGTCTGAAAAGAACGAAAATGGATGACTACGAGTGATGCTCCCAGCAAAGCGACTCAAGGCATTCGAACCAGTCTGTCTATCCAAAGAGATAGGATTGACCACATAGTTATTCAAGAGGGTGAATACTTGGTTAGCATACACTTGAACATATCCATGCTTCTTCTCAACCTCGAAAATCACAAAATCCTGCTCACCGTGTAGGTCATCAGCCGTTAGGAACGTCTCCTCCTTCAACCGCTCCCACAATGGATCCGAGGTCGGAAATCGAAAGGCCAATTGATAGGTATTGCTATCTATCTGAACGATTTCATCCGCATAAGCAGCATTCAGAGGTGTGTTGCCATTTGTTAAATAAATCAAATCTTATACCTCCAGTTCGGTCGAATAGTAATCTTACGAACATTTCCGGTAAATGAAACACCAACTTTACCAGTCGGAATTTCCAAGAACCCTCCACGCTTACGAAGGGTGTTCTGGACTGCGCCAGTAGCGTTGTAGATATTTTGCTTGCCTTGCCTACAGTCAATCGTAGCCTTTGTCTTAATAGCAAGATACATGGTCTTACGGCCAATAGTAAGGGAGATATCACCATCTCCCTCAATTTCGATGATTGGTTCAGAATAAATAGTCCCAAGATTTGTGATTGTACCAGATGCAGTCAAAACCACAGGTTCTACACTTTTTTGATAACGGAAAGGGTACATGACTAGCTTGACATCTATCTTCCAGGCATGCATTCCGTTACGATTGTAGGTCGCTCCTGAAAAATCTGCATAGAAATATGATCCAAGTTGATAACCGAATTCTATTACATTTTCTTTGGGCTGGAATTTATCTACAATTGTTGAAATATCTACAAGTTTTGGTACATAAAAGGATACCGTTCGTTCGTAGCTTTCATAAGAGCCATCTAGCACTCGATAGCTTCCGTTCAAACCATATACATCTACTGATTCTGCATGAGGTTTGGCGGCCTCAATTTCTCCAAAATCCGTCACAACACAGTGAGGGATAGTAGATGTATTAAAACCATTAATAATCATGTAAAACATTAAATTCCCTCCCTTGCATAGATGGCCCCATGTTGTTCATAGGTTTTGCGTGAGATAATGTCATTGTCTAGGTAGACATCTGACGATTTTTCAAGGATAGCAGTAAGGATCCTCTCCATACTTGCTCTCAGAATCCTCATCTCAGCAATGACTTTATCTGTATCTTGCCCATTTTGAACACTTGTAGTCTGGATTGTGATATTACGTTGCGCTTCTTCCATTTCACGGAGAAATTTCGCGTCGCTCGGGATTCCGATACCAGAAGCATATTTAGGGACACCCATCTCACGCATCAAACGTCTAGTTTTATCCGCTCGCAAGACTTTAGATCCTTTAGGAAGAGGGAGCAAGACATCTCTACCTTCAGGAATGAAGCTCCTACCATCTGGCAGAGTAACCATTTCTTTGTAGTTGCTGTTCCGTTGGTCGTTGACGATAGCAAGGCCACCCGGGTGATAGTTGGTCCCGTGAGCATGCTTGCTCGCAAAGATGTTCGTAAAGAAATTACCAGTCACACTATCAATCCAGCTCTTAATCCCTGAAAGAACCCCAGAAGCATTATCTTGAGCGTTGATAGTGACAGTTTTGTCCTGAATACCATTTACGCCCGTTTTGACCTCACTGACAGTGTCCGATGTGCCATTTTTGGCAAGAATATTTACCGGATCATACTGTTTGATAGCATTGATAGCACTGCTCGTCTCGTTTCGCACACCTCCTGTTTGGTCAGTTGCGAACAAATCGATTGGAGTTTCTTGTTTAGGTGAGTTCACACTAGCTTGAGCGCTTGAAACTGCTGCACTAGTATTGTCAGTAGCATTTAACGATTTTGTCTCAGGGTTAGATAAATTCCAAGCCATGATTTTATCAATTGACAACTGCCCATTGTTCAAAACATTCGTAGGATCTGCCTTCAAATCTTTTGTAAATGGAGTCGTAGCATTCCATGTTGTCAGAGTATCAGTCGAACGAGAGACTGCTTTTCGGACGCTCTCATCATTGGCAAGTAACTCCTTCTGTTTTGGAGTGAGAGCTTCATAGTTAGACAGAGCCTTTGAGGCTTCCTCCGCCTTGTTCATGATGTCTGTATTCTTCATGAGAAGTTCTTTAACTTCCGCCGGCATACTGTTCCATGTTTTAAGATGAGTTTCACTATCAAAGATAGCTTGTAGCCCAGCTTGGTTCTTGACAATCACTTGTTTCTCTTCGAGAGTCATGTCTTTCCATTTACCAGATTCGACAAGAGCCTCAGCAATAGCCACACGAGCATTTGAGTTGATATCCGCAGTCTTAGCAATAAACTGCAATTGTTCCCAACCTTCCGCAGACTTGGCAGCCTCTCCGATCACTTCCTTAACATTTGATTTAACTTCAAAATTACCATTTTCATTGATATTCCCAACCAGCAAGGACCAGGCATCGTTAGCCTCTTTCACTTCCTTGCTCATCTCACTAGTGTAGTTAGCAAGGATACTATGTGAATTCCCTACCTTTTGAGAAGCTTCAGCAGCTTTCTTCCCAATTTCTTCATAGGATAGACCGTAATCTTCTAGAACTTTCTTAGCTTCTTCCCAATAGTTCCAGCTTTGACCAGTTCGAGCTTTTACCTTAGCATCAAGATTTTGCATGACCTGGTAATACTTACTTCCCAGAGCCTTCATAGTTTGAGTATGGTTAGCTTCAAGCTCTTGCATTTTCTTGTTGTAAGTTTCTTGATCTATTGCTTTTCCGTCAAGTAACTCTTTCCACTCACTCTTTGAGTTCTCGTAGAGTTTCTTTTCTTCATCCATAGCCTGTTTTAAAACATCTCTAGTATGTTTTAACTGTGTTTCGTTGAGTGAGCTGATTTTACCATTTAAGGCTTGAAGTGCTGCTGTTTGTTGTTCTTCAGACAAACTCATCAACTTTAACCTAGCCTTAATCATCTCATTCTGATTGTTCAGGATGATTTCTTTCTCTTCTTGAGAGAATTTGCTTGCATCACCATTATGACGTTGATAAATCTCATTGATTTGATTCATCATCGCTTCTGTGTTGCTTACCATCTGGGCATTTTTCTCTTTCGCTCTTGCGACATCTTCTTCAGAAAGACCCCATTTTGTAGCCAATTCCTGCACTCTCTGATTCGCCTTTTCAGCTCCAGCCACAATCTCATCGTAAAGCTTTTTAAAGGCTCCAGAAACTTTTTCAACGTCTCCAGCATGGGTGCCAAAATTTGCGACGGCCGTACTGGTTTCATCAACAGTCTTTTGAAAGCTTCGTAATTCTCCACGCTGAACGTCATTTAAGGTAGAGCCGAATTCCTCCGCTTTGATACGAGCCTTGTCTTTCTCGTTAGCTAGATAGGCTAGACCACCAGCCAGCAGAACCGTACCTCCGACTAAAAGCCCAACAGGACTCGTTAATCCAGCCAAAGCTGTCTTGAGTAGCCCAGTTTTCCCTGCAGTCTCAGCTACCTGAGTTCCTAGCTCAGCCGCTTCCGTACCCGCTTTTCCAAGACTTAACCCCTTAGAAAACAGACTCGCAACCTTACTACCACCTTTAAAGAGATAGCCTAATCCTGTTGATGCATTCCCCAACATATTCAGCAATGGATACCCCAAAGCTAAGAAACCACCAAACCCAAGTACTAACTTCTGTGTACTTTCGGGTGCCTTATCTAACCATTCAATAAACTCATTTGCCTTTTCAAGGAGAGGCGTGAGTAGAGGCAAGAGTTTCTGACCGATATTGATTTGAAGCACTTCCAAACTTGACTTGAATCGCTCTACTCCATTTTTAGATGATTTAGACAACTCATCCGCCAATTTCTTAGTATACCCACGAGCATTTTCAGTTTCTTTAGTAAGTTTACGTAGCGCATCTCCTCCTTGGTTGATAAGGGCATTCATCCCAGTTTGAGCTTCAACACCAAAGGCACGAGCAATAGCAGACGATTTCTCAGCATCTGTCCACCCTTTTGTTGATTCCTTGATGCGATCAATGATGTCAGGTAGTTTTAAAGCGCCAGATTGGAATTCTTCCACAGTAAAACCAAGCTCTTTCATTGCTGCAGCATTGGATTTAGAAGGCTTGAGTAATTTAGAAAGCGCACCACGTAAAGCTGTACCAGCCTTCTCACCAGCGATACCATTATCAGAAAGAAGACCGATAGCTGCAGATGTTTCCTCGATAGACATCCCCAAAGAATGAGCCACAGGACCTATATACTCCATAGCTAGCCCCATATCTGAAAAGCCAGCCGATGTCTTGTTGGCCACATAAGTCAAGCTATCTGTAACACGGTTCGTATCCTTAGCCTCTAGCCCAAACTGACGCAAGATGTTAGTCGAGGCATTCATTACCACGTTAAAATCATCCCCCGATGCCTTAGCCGCATCTAAGATAGCCGGCATAGCAGCAATAGTCTGATTAGCATCAAACCCTTTTTTGATGATTTCCTGCATCCCCTCATTGATAGAGGATGTTGAGATACCATACTGCTTCGCCCAACCTTTCGAACTCTCACCCAATTTTTGTGTAGTACTATTCAGTTCATCCGCAGTTGGGATGGTATCTGCTAGGAGCGACTTGGTCGTATTCATTTGACTTTCGAAATCTATAGCTTTCTTAGTTGACAAAGCAAAGCCAGCAGTAAGAACTGTAGATACAGGCTTCATAGCATCACCCATTGCACGAAGTTTTTCGCCACCACGATTAAAGGTGTCTCCTAGCTTGTCCATCTTCCCAGCCCAGCTATTTTCACGACCGACATCTTTCAAAGCTTTTTCAACTCCACGTAGCTGGTTTTCCATCGCTGCCAACTTAGCATTCTCACGCTGAATATCAGCAGCAGCTTTATCAAAGTTAGCTGTTCCAGGGTCTAGCTTATCAAAACTTTTCTTCATCTCATCCAAAACTTTACGTTGTGAATCAATAGCTTGCCCTAAAGTCTTGTATTTAGCTTGAAGTAACCCAGCATTTTTTTCATTCCCTTTTAAAGTACTATCCAAAGAACGGACATTGTTTTGAAAGTACTTTACAGCGTTTTTTGCACCATTCAGAGTAGGATTGAACTGTGACACGTCAAGCCCTAGTTCGATATACATTGCTCCTAACGGCGTACCGCTTGCCATATTGTTCTCCTTCCTAACCTCTCAGGTAAAAGAAAAAAGCCCTTGCGGACTTTTCTTATTTTTATTTCTTATAATCATTAAAAGCCATAGACATCATTGCCCATATAAAAACACCTAGTAGGCCATATCCATATAAAGGCAAAGAAGCGATGATGAATGGCGACAATAATATCTGCCCAATCGTATTCCCAAAGTTCGTACAAACACAGTAAATACCAAAACAGATGTATATTACAAAAGTCAATGTCCAAAATAGACATCGTCTGCGATTTTGTTCTACCATCTTCATCCCACTCACCTCCTTACCCCTATTATATGCCTATTGAAGTGTTTTGTAAAGCCTTTACATTAGATAAGCTGGAGAAAGTCAGCAAGATCCATGACTTCCTCAGTTTTAGCAGATTCAGTTTCACCAAGAACGCCCATTAGGTCCTCCCAGCTCGTATCCATAACATCTCGGATACTCATACCATATGGCCCCTCAGTAGCTTGCTTGACAAACCCATAAAACCGTTTTAGTGCTTCGCTTGGCTTTATTTTTTCTCCTTTGGGTCAACATCACCCACCAGATGAGAGTAGATGTCTGCAAATACTGCAAAAATATCTGCCATGTCTGTATATTTCAAAAGCTCTTTCACTTCCAAATCTTCAAAGAGTGAGGCGATGAATTCCAACTGTTTGTCTAATTTCTCTACATCTGACATATCAGATGATAGTGCTTCATTGAGGAGCAGATAGTCACGATAGTCCTTAGTAGTGATTTCCTTACTAGTTTTTTGAACATCTTGACCTTTTTCATTTTTAATTAAAAATTTAACCTTAGCCATTTACTTCCCTTTCTAGAAAAAAAGATAAAAAGAGAGCTTGCGCCCTCTCCCTACACTGCAGCAACCATTTTAAGTTGACCTTTGAATTTCTTGAGCTTGGTTTCATCCTTACCAATATATTTCACATAGTAAAGACCATTTGTTTCAGTATTGTCGCTTGCGATAGCAGCAAAGCTCAAGCTGTCATCTGGAAGTTCTTCTTGCTTATCTTTAAGTGTTTCAAGCTCTTCAGCGTCCATTGAAAACTGACCTTTAAAGAACCCGACCTGCGCCTGAGTCCCATTTGCAGTCTTAGACTCAAGCATGACAGCACAGAATGGAGCAACTGTATCAGCACCGATGCCAATGATTTCATCTTTGACTTGGTGTCCGAGAATTTTAGCGAGTACTGTCGAAGGGATATCAACCGCAGTCATTTCCATCTTAACATCGCCCACACCACGATTTGATACGTGGTAAGCGATATCACTACCATAGGTTTTTACTGGATCACTTGCAAGGCCTGAAATTTTAGCAGTACGAGTCGCACCCTCTCCTGTCTTACCTTCTATTACGAAAAGGTTCTGTCCGAGCGTTGGAGCAGCGTTACCATCCAACACACGAATTGTCATACGTTTAAAACCAACTAATGCCATTTATAGCACCTCTTTCTTTAATTTAGTATTCTTCGTATAGAGTGCTCTGACCTTTATAGGTCCGAGCATCTACATAGCGTTTGATTTCTGGAATCCATTCATCCAAACCACCAGTGGTTTGATAAAATCCCTGGTCTTCCATAATCTTTTCAATTTTTCTTTGGAGTTCTTTGCACTCCACTCGATCAGTAGACTCTACATTGATTTGATAGAGAAAAGTCTTAGCCAGACTAGTATTGCTCCCATGAGCCGTCTGCATCGGAGGACCGACAGGGATAATGACAATACTTGTTTCATCATCTCCCAAGGTCTCAGGACGTTCAAATGACTTGATACTAATACCAGATAAAGACTCATCTTCTTCCAAAGCGTTGTAGAGTTCAGTTAATTTGTCCTTAATCATTACAAAAACTCCTGTTTTAATTTCATGCCGACTTTAGATTTGAAGACTGGTTTGCTGCCTTCAAAAAAGCGACGCATAATACCGAAACCGCGAGGATGTCCATTCTTTGCGTATCCAAATTCATTTAAGTGAATAAGAGTCCAACGAGGACTTTTGAAACCTAATTTAACCATTGGAACACCACTAGCAGTACCTGTCACATTTCCATGAACAACCGCACCAACCGTCTTCCCAGTGTCAGCGTACACCGCCATAGCCCGTTTGAAAGTAGGCTCAAACTCCTCAACCGTCTCCTTCAAAGTCTTGTTGACCTTTCTACGAACCACTGGCTCACCTAAACGAGCCTCGATATTCCTCAAAACATCATCAAATCCTTTTAGATTAGCTCCACTAGACATCACGACCACCTCCGATAATAACTATCAAAAAGTCCCGATTATGATAATCGGGACGTACATCGATGATTTGCCATTTTTTACCTTTTAGGCGCAAATCCTCAACTTCGACAAAGTGGCGATTGTCAGGTTGGTAATCATCCAAAGGATCACGAATTTTCAAAGTCATCTTAGCTTTCAATGCTTTACCTGTCGCAATCTCAATATCTTTGAAGCTAGGTGAGTAAACTTGGCCCATCGTATAAAAAGCCTTCTTGTAACTCACATCGCGGCCATCAACCCCCTCTTTAACTTTAGAAGTATAGAAAGTCAGGGGAGTCCTCAAGTCTCCGTTTTGAGACTCAGGCTTCTTGTAACGATAGCTAGGACGATTAGTATAATGAGACATCAGGCGTTGTTACTTCTGTAGTTTTTTCTTCCCATTCAACAAAGTCAGGCAGCGCTTCGTTGATTTCATCAAAGCGCTCTTTTGACGCTTCAAATTCTTGACCAATGGAACGAAATACCCCTTCTTTGAGGTCGTAAAAGCCTTTTAAAACCTTAATCATGTTTTTCCTCCGGTTTGTAATTTTCTAGTGACAATGCCATCAAATCCCCTTGAAAGTTACCATAGAAAAATTCAACTTGGTCATTGTAGGCATATCGAGCACGTTCTAAAATAAGCTCCCTCACTCGTGGATCAGTAGTGTCCTTACTACCGACCAGATTGAGGATGGCTGACTCAGAACTTTCCAACATACGGGAGAGGTTATTATCCTCTCCACTGTGAAAAATCCTCATCCGCTCCTTGAAAGATTTAAGGAGTGGATGAAGTTGTTCTTCCCTAGTCATGGTTTAATACCTAGACTAGGCTTGAGGGAGTTTCAATTCCCAAACTGCTGCGGTCTTTTCATCGTGAGCCTTACCGTAAGCAAATTGCTTAGCAGTGTAAAGGCTCAGATCTTCCAAAGCATAGGTTTCTGTGTAGCGACCGAGTGAAATACCACCACCGACAAAGGCATCGTAGCGACCTTCGACAAATGTAGTGACTTTACCAGCCGTCTGCGCCACAGATTCTACCAAGATAAGGTTGAATGGCATAGCTGTGATATAAACAGCTTGAGCGTTCAATGAAGTATATTGTTTTTTCACATCCCAAGCATCAGCTGTATTAACAACCATTACAAGGTTGCCTTCGACTGCAACTGGAGTTTTTCCGTCTTCTTTAACAGAGTGATATTTGTAAACCTTTGTCAATTCTTTGACTACGGTTGCTGAGTCAGCAAAAGTCAACTTAGTAGTTTGAGCTGTTTTTTCAGCATGAGTTGTATGGTCGCCTGAAACAGTTCCTGTAAGAACACGAGAAAGTCCGATAGGTTTATTATCCCCATCACCATTCAAGAAAGCAGCTTCAAGGGCAACTGCAAAGGCTTCTGTAATTTGTGCAGAAACAAATTTTTGCAACCAAGCTGGACCAAATTTTTCAGCATCTTTTGGAATTACAACGAAAGCAGTCAATTTGTGTTGAATTGCTTCTTCATCGTTGAATTCTTGTTTAAGTTGTCCTTGGATTTCTCCATTGATTTTCCCCCAAACAGCTTGCCCAGTTTGCTCTGATTTGAGGAATTTCAAGCGAATACCAGCATTTTTAAGGCCAATGTGTTGAAGGAGTGGGCGAGATTGTACCATATCTTCAAAGATACGGTCGATCGTTTCTTGTGGGAAGAGTTTTTCAACTCCCTTAGGTGCAGCTTTATCAATATCATTGAAGAACTCACGAGCTTCAGCAGTTAGTTTAGCATCGTAAGGATTCAAGGCTGAAACTTCTTCACGAGCAGCATCACGAGCTTTATCCATCACTTCATTGGTCATAGACTCAATCATTTCATTGTATAGCTTCGCTTGCTCTTCTTGAGGTGCACCATTTGCAACGGCATCCAAAAATGCCTGACGTTGTTTTTCAAATTGGTTAGATAATTGCATTGTCATTCTGTTTTTCCTTTCTTAAAACATAAAAAGACCGAACCCTTTAGGTACAGCCTTGTTTGTGCTATTTTCTGGACTTTCTGGAAGATTGAATTTCTTCTGTACAAATTCGCTATTTTCGAAAGCCTCTTTTTCAATTTGTATATCTGGTAGTTTAGCTTCTAGCTTTTCAGCTACCAGTTCTGCGAGTTTATCAATGTCTGGAGTCATTGCTGACCTCATTTTTTCGATAAAATTACTTGGGATCATAGGAGTTTCACTCGCTACCAGAGTCGGAGCGACTTCGTTTGTAAACATAATCCTGTCTACAAATCCGTGATTCAAAGCTGATTCAGCATCAAACCAAGTAGTCTTATTCATCAATCCAAGCAAGTCATCAAGAGCCTTACCAGTCTTATGAACATAGGCGCTAGCAATCGATTTGTTAAATCCTTCTAGTACCCCAGCTTCATGAAGCAGGGTGTTATGGTCTCCATTTACTTGAGTTGAGACATTGTGGATCATGATTTGGGCAGTCGGACTGATTTCAACCGTATCTCCGGCCATTGCAATCACGCTTGCTGCGCTTGCTGCAATACCGACAATTTTCACGGTCACGTCACCAGGATACGAGCGTAGAGCAGTATAGATTTCACTACCAGCATAGACATCACCTCCACCAGAATTGATATGAACCTCAATCGGTTCACCACTATCAGGAAGGACGACATCTTTTGGGGCGGTTGCATCCCACTCAAGCCAATCGTAAAGCCATCTGTCATTGTTTGATACAATCGTACCCTTAATCGGAATTACCTTCATCTTCTTTCTTACCTCCTTTCTCTAACTGTTCACCAAGTTGATAGTTTTTGGTGATGAGGAATTTATCGCCACCAGGGACAGATTCTAAGCCAAGTTCAGAGCGCACCTCGTTTCGAGTCATCGCTCCAGAAGATATAAGCTTATCAATGCTTCCAGCAAGTGCAAACTTATCTCTCTGACCTTCGCCAATGATTACAAATAGATTGTTACGCTCGTATTTCCATCTTGATACTAAGGCGAAATTAAGCCCATCACTCATTTTCTTAACGAGTGATTGGTAGCAATAACTATTAAACATTTTTTGGCTATTTTCAAGATTGGCCATGTCGCCATGAATTAAGGCTGTTGGAATCCCTAAGATGTCAGCGACCTCATCATCAAATTGCCAACGAAGTTTCTTCAACTCATCAACAGAAATATTTGAAGTCCCTGTTGTATTCGTATGTTCAGTGTATTCCATTCCATCTTGAGCTGGAACAATAGCAATCGTTTTAGTGCTAAACGATTTAAAAAGAACTTCTGCATAAGATTGAAGTTTCGTAAGCATCTCCTTATTAAAACTCCCATTGTTTTTGGTTTTCAGAGTTCCTCTGATTTGATTATTCCTAGCCAAGGCCTCGACCAAACGAGTGTGCAACTTCTCGTAATCAGCGAATAAGTCAGAGATATAATCTTGCAGTCGATTGTTGTTGTACTGTAAGAAAATGACTTCGCTCATCCTAAAACGCTTCTCAAAGGTGAATCCTCTACAAGTCACATACTCAAACACATCATCATAAACAGCATATTTAGTCCGTGTGTAGGAGTCAGCAACCAGCAACTGGTCATCAGTTGTAAGAAAGATTAGGACCTCATTCTTAGTAATCAACCTGTAGACGACCTTTTGCCAAAAGTCTGACGCAGATTCGTTCTTGTTAGGTCTTACATTCAGCAAGTAGTCCCAATCAGAAGGCTTAGCCTTACCGTTTTCTTGATACTTAAATGCTGACTTAGCAAAAATTCGAGCGATGAACTCGGCTGACTTATCAATCGCTAAGCTTTTAAGTTGCAGATTCCCAAACATCCGCTCAAGATCCTCAAACTCAAAACCAACCTCTGGTACTTCACGCTTAAATAAATTCAGTAACCCCAATGCACTTCCTCCTTTCTTTTATTTTCTGCCGACCACCCACCCAAAATTTATGCTTAAATTAAAAATCCCAGCTATCGATCATGTCAAGGAACTCCCCAACATTCGACTCTTGAACCAGCTCCCGCTTGTAGAGAGCAGCTATCAAAGCATGGAAGCCATCCGTCTTTCTTCTGACAGGTTCTTTCTTCAAGAAACGCTTATTGCCATCCTTGTCCTCTTTGACATAGGTATTATCTGTATACCAAATCATAGAGTTGTCATTTTCAAAGATAAACCGCTCATTCGCAAATCCATCTTCGATGATTGGTGCGACCTTGGATTGAATCGCCCCTGGATTCCGTAAGAACTCATATTCAAATCCAGCCTCTTCCAAAAGCGGTTTTAACAAGTCCATTCTAAAACTATCGGCGCATACAAGCTCAATCTGATAAAGATTTCTCCATTCCTCAAGCTTGGCAATCAAAAGCCGAGGATCAATACTCGGACCATCAACGATTGTAAACAAGCCTTTTTCCGCCCATTCTTCAATAGGCGCTTTTAGCTTGAATGCTTTCAAAAATGATTTCCGTGCAAATGAATGTTGCTTCCAGATGAACTCATCACCATTCTTAAACAGCAAACCGACACTGGCAAAGTCTCGGATGCTTGCATAGTCAAACCCAGCCACACATGACCGACCTTTCAAGTCGATACCAGGAGACCGTAGACAAGCAAGTAATTTTTCACGAGACGTCACATCTTTCTCAAGGTCAGCTTCAGGAAGGTTCATCCGTTTAGTCATGAACTCCTGACGGCCAGACGGTTCCAACTCAAGGTCGTCATAATCAGCCTTGGTTCTCGCAAGAAGCCTTTTGGCGTAAGGAGTGCTTTCATCTAACATCGGATTTGCCTTTGGCCAATTCTTCATGTCGTCCACTTCATCCGCACTGTCTAGCTTGCAGATGAAAGGGAATAGCCTGAAATCATCAACCTCTCCATTCAGGATCTGCATAGACTTCTCTATCAGCTTGTCATAAAATCCCTCACGCACATATCCATTCGTACCGTTGTAGAAAGTCCGAGCATGAGCAATCTTACCAAGACCTGACCGTTGAACCTTCACGGCCTTATCATCTTCAAACTGGTGAATCTCATCAAACTCAAGACAGCCATCACGAGCAGAGTCCATAGTCTTCGGATTGTTCGTCCGAAAAGAAAAGACCGAGTTGTTCGCTCGACCTGTAATAGACATTTTAGTTAGATAGAAATGGTCCTCAAGACCACGCCTTTGGATAGTCTCATAAACCTCCTCAAACGAAACCTTACCCTGTTTCTCAGAGTTAGCAGTGATAGTCACGTCATAATCTCTGATAGGGTAGATAGGACTGATAAAGAACGAGGACCTGGCAGACATGAAACCATTCTTACCACCCCCACGAGCTAAAGTATACAGATACTCGTCGAAGTGTGGCTCCCCATCCTCCTTCCGAAAAAGAAAGATAAACGGAGTCAAGAAAAGCTGGTATTTCGCTAGAGGAAAAAAGTTCTTTTCCGTAAACCGAATGAATTTCTCAATCAGGTCATTATCAAAATATAAATCATCACGAGGGTAGATTTTCTCTTTGATAATTTTAAACAGCAACTTTCTTTCTTTGTTGACGATGATTTCTCCACGCTCGGCCATTTTGATATAGTCATCAACCAACGGATGAGAAATCATAACAGATCACTTCCAGATGTCGGTTTCTCAACAGGAGAATTTTCCACCTCAAAACCAAACGATCGCTCAATAGCCAAAAGCTGATTGCTTGTTGTGTTGATTTCTTTGATGAGAGAATTCGCTTTTTGGAATCTCTGCTGCCCATTGTGAACAGTGATGACCAATCCGTCTTCATGAAGTTTGGCTTTCAGCTCATAGAGCAGTCTGACGAGATAAAGATAACGATTCACTTTTTCGTACTGAATCGCATCCTTTTTTCTAGGACTAAAATAGCCGATTTTAGAAAGTAGCTGATTTTCTAATTCTTTTATATTTTTTTCTGAGTATTCTTCCATTACCCCCCACCCCCTTTAATTTTTCGTTAAAAATTTGGACAGTCGAGTGCAGACCGCTTACTGACATCTTTGAAAATTTCCGATTTTTTTGACCGGGGGGTATTTAAGATTTGTTCACCTAACCCCACCATTCATCTTTTCTGAAATTTCTGTCATTCTGATCAAAGCGATCATGTCTCTTATTATGACATGCTTTGCACAATGTTCGTAGATTATCGATATCAAGTGCAAACTCTGGATAGAACTCTAGCTCCTTGATGTGGTCAACTTCTAGGTTCTCTCTCGTGACTTTGCCTTCGTCTTTGCACCAAACACATTCGTTGTGATCACGTTCAAGTACTAACTTACGAAGCGCTCTCCATTCACTGGAATTGTAAAACTGGTTGCGTTCTTCTCGAGTTGAAACTTCAATCATTCGATTATTGATGTCGATGCTTTGAGCTCGAATTTATTTAGCTTGTCAATGCAATTGTTCAAGTGTTCGATTGCTTCACAACATTCTTGAGTCAATTCTTTTAATTCTGAGCAATTTTCAATTTCGACTCCAACTACAATCTTTCCTAATGGTTTTTGGTTGGTTGTTCCTTTATTAGATAGTCTTTTAAAAGTGCCTTTCATAACTATGTAAACTCCTTTGTTTTTACCCTCTCAATTCCTTGTTTTACATATTCTAATGAATTCGCTACATGAGTTTTAACACAGATTTATCAAGCGTTTATCCTGCATGTATGAAATGAAATCATCATAACCTTAAAACAATGAATTGATGTTAAAATAAAAAAATTAAAAGCCTTGAAACTTCGTCATGGCTCTGTCTTGTGAATCTTGATTTTTGCCGATATATCTTAGTGAAATACTCTGGCTTGAGTGGTTCAGTAGGTCCATTATCAGGGCGACATCCTTGGTTTGCTCGTACATGAATAAACCAAAGGTCTTTCTCATCGAGTGAGTAGCTATGTTTTCCAGACCAACTTCTTCAGCAGCTCTCTTGATAATCTTATAAGCTGTGTTAGGCTTTATGTGCTGATGCTTTCCGTTTCGGCTTGGAAAGAGGAAGTCTTCATCTTTCTTATCTTTGATGTACTGCCTCATAGCATTCTTGAATTTCTTTGGCATCTTTCGTTTGGTTGGCTTGTCTGTCTTTTCATCGACGATCTGGACGTGCCAACCTTTAACGTGCTTTACTTTCAGTTTAACGATATCACCAATACGAAATCCCAAATTAACACCAGAAAGGAAGAGCATGAGGTTACGTTGTCTATCTAACTCTTTGACTGCACTATGCAACGTCAGCCATTCAATCATAAGCTGAACATCATCTCTATTTCTGATTGGTTCAACAACTACCACATATCTTCACCTCCTTTTTAATGCATAAAAAAAGCAGAGGTTTCCTCTCTGCTATTCTTCATGATACTAATTTACCACATTCTTTTTGTCAATTCTATATGTTTTTTTGACAACTTTACATAAAGAGCAAATTTGAAAGTGTATCAAGAATGACTTCACGTCTTCTGTAAATCTGCTTGCTATGCCTATACAAGTATCCAGTTTCTCCATTTTCCATGATATGCCAAACTTGAATCCAGTCATATCCAGTATGTTCTCCCCATCGAAGATAAAAGATTTTTTTGTCATCTGGTTCTAGACTTTCTAATAATTGGGAGATAGCGTTTTGGAGATTTTCTAGTCTTAAAATCATAGGATCACTTGCATAAGCAACCGCTAGGTTCTCTGACCTGTTGACGAATGTCCCGCTGCCACTTGCTCCAGTGTCGTCAATACCAGGAATAGTAAGATGCTTAACTTCGTACAAACGTTCTAGCTCATGCCTTCGTTGGCCAATAAGTTTGTCAATCTTTAAATATTTATCATCGAGTTCAAACTCGAGATAATCTCTTCGTGCCTTTGTTAAGTTCTTTTTGACCAAACCTTACCTCCCATGTATCTTTTGGATTTAACCCATTTGATAATCTTACCGTCGTTATTGTTATTGTGATAATCTGGCAGTCTTGCTGTTGGACTCTCTTTGTAGACCACTTTTTCAACTACCTGGATTGCAGGCATCATTTCATCATCTATCCACCCTACAAGCCAAGCAGGATTTACATCATAGGTTTTAGCAATCATTTCAATTTGCTTAATAGATGGATATCCACCTCGCTCATACAAGTGAATTGTATTTTGAGAAACACCCGTATCCTTAGCCATATCTTTGACAGAGAGCCCTAGGTCCTCTCTAAGTTCTTTCAATCTTAGCTGCATCTTGCAAATCTCCTCGTGTATTTCAAATAATTTTCCCTTCAAATATCAGAGTGATCGTTCCTGTCCCGTCTTTGTTCTTAGATACCAAAGCACTACAATCTGAACCAAACTCAACCCCTTCAATTGTGATGCTATGCTTCACGCTATCAACGTTGATAATAGAATCATTTGATGTTTTGATTCTCATGTTCCATCTCCTCACTAACTTTCTAATGCACAAATTCGTTGACCAGGTCACGGATAAAGAGCTTCCAATCAGATTCTCTAAACGTCAAGAAACGATCTGTAGTAAAATTTCTAAGTCTTCTATAGAAAAGCATCTTTAGTTGGATTGACTCACCAACACTCAGTAAGGTTCCAGGGAAGCGATGTACTGAATGCACTCTATTTCCATACCCAGAAATATCTAAATGTATTAACGTTTCTGGATATATGCGCTCTGTACTAGCTTCAACTTCGAACTCAACCTTAACTTCTTCTACAATTGGAACTTCGTTTAAAATTGGTCGTGCAGAAAATATTGGCGACGGTGTTTCTTGCTTTTTTCCTGAATACGGATATTTTTTTGGTCTCATTGTTTATCCCCTTCCTTATTATCTAAAACGGCATCCTGTATAAAAGTATCACCAATTTCATAATGTTTGTATTCCTTAGCTGTCACTTCAAATCTTTCTTCAACTTGCTTATTGTCTGCAGATCCTGAAACAACCAGAATATATCTTCTTTTGGTTCTGGTTGGTACAAGTACCGACCTTTTTCCAGATACCATTGGTATGAATGTTGTGTGAGGTTCATCAATGTACTTGTCTTCAACCGTCCCACTCGAAATCTGGTGACATCCCACAAGGAATGATGCGAGTGAAACAACACTTAGGATTTTTAAATTTTTCATGAATACCCTCACAAGAACAAACTAGCTAACCATATCAAAAATGTACATGTAATAATTTTTGAAATACTACTTTTTACAGCATATGAATAATCCTCTTCAGATTCTTTTTTGCTAGATAGCACAGGCCAGATGAAAGATAGTAGTGCATCCATCCCTAATGCTTGCCAAACTGTAATTTTACTGACAGGAACGATCGTTGTGATAATTTCATTCCATCCGTACTGAACAACGAACGGCGATACAACGATTACAAATACAGAACCTAAAACAATACCTAGTTTTTTCATTTTACAAATCCTCCTCTTTCACGAAACTTCCGTCAATCCAGCGACCTTTACGGTCTTTGATTTCTTGATAGGCTAGTTCAAAACATTCTTCAAAGTTATAACCGAGTGCATAGCTGATTGATTTCAGGTAGCCTATTGAACACATTAAACTATATTGACACATTTTCTCGTATCTTGAATTCTGATACGATTGAAAATTACTAATGTTAGTATTCAGCCATTTGAAACATTCCATCACATCTCCGGTTTTTACAAAGCACGATTCCTCAAAAATCTTATGCACATCAGTTTTAATCAGCAAGGCTAAACCGACAATCACGACTGCACAATCTCCGATACTATTCTTGGTCAGCTTCTCATTCTTCTTGAGATAGCCAGCGCATAACTCACCGAACTCTTCACTTAATTTAAGCGACTGCTTATCTAGTCGTCCACCGTTTTCAAGGTCACGGTCAATAAACCATTGTTTGACATTTTCTAGTGTGTTCATAATAACTCCTTTGCTATTGCAGCGATAACATTGACTGTCACGCTATTGCCTGCTTGCTTGTATAATTGACTGTTAGAGTTGACCTCTTGAGCCTTGTCAAACGCCCAGTCTGGAAAACCTTGTAATCTCCAACACTCACGAGGTGTTAGCTTGCGAATACGATAGCCAAAAGATAAATGGTTATTTTCGTGATAGCTATTACTTGTCAGTGTAGGAGCTATTTCATGCACTCCACCCTGATTATAACCATGACCACGCTGAATAATTTTAGGTTCAAGACCTCCACCTTGATAGGCTCGGATTGTTGGTGCGATGCCGTCTGTTTCGTAAACCACTCCACATTGATTAAAATTGGGTTGCAATACCCCAAATTGTTTTATAGTATTACTTTTTATTGCTATCTTTTGCCCCTCCCCTTTGTTCGTTGTGAGCGTAGGAGCTAGGCCGTCAGCTTGATAGACTTCTCCATTCATGCCATTCCCAGACGGGTTGACATTACCGATTTTCACGACTGATTGGCTACTAGTTGACTGACTTTCTCCGCCGAGAGGAAATACTCTTCTGGTACATTCTCCTCTAAGATGTCCGATAATGAACACACGTTCGCGATTTTGGGGGACTCCAAAATCCTTGCTGTTAAGCACTTGCCATTCCACATCGTACCCCAGCTCATCCAAGGTTGAGATAATGGTCTCGAATGTAATTCCGTTTTCGTGATTGAGGAGTCCTTTGACATTCTCAAGGAATAGATATTGAGGTCTGAGAATAGATGCGAACCTAGCAATTTCAAAGAACAAAGTTCCTCGTGTATCTTCAAAACCTCGTCTTGCTCCTGCAATGCTGAAAGCCTGGCACGGAAATCCTCCACAGATAATGTCCACACGTCCGATTCTTCGAATAGACTCATCTGATACTGCTGTGATGTCATGTAGTTCTATTTCTCCTTTCGTATCGTGTATAGCTTTGTAGCTAGCTCTTGCAAATTTGTCTATTTCGCAAAATCCTATACATTCATGACCTGCGCTTTCCATCCCTAAACGAAAACCACCGATGCCAGCGAATAAATCTAGGAATTTCACTTTCTCATCCCCCTTTTCAGATACCTCTGATATCTTTATCTCGAACTTGTGCCAGTCAATAGCGAACGTCCCGTTACTTCCTAACAAATTCTCATCTTTAATAATTGACTTTGCTGTGTGCAAAACGAGCTGTCCTACTTGAAAAACAAAAGCAAGTTCTTCTAACTCTTTTTCTTCCATCTAAATTTTCACCTCATCCCCAACTTCCACTTTCTCATATTGCTCTTTAGTAACTACGAACACCCCGTAGTCACGAATTGTGATTGTGTATAACTTGCCATGTCGTCCTTTTTCGACGACCTTACCAAATATTTCAGCGCCTTGATTATCCGCCTTGTAGATGGTAATCGGACGCTTCTCTTCCAGATTCCGGATCTTGCCCATCTGCCAGATGTTCAATCCAGCAGATAGCAGAATCCAGATTGCGATGAATCTTTTCATGTCGTGACCTTTCTTCCGTGTTCTTTCAACCATCTATCAAATCCATCGAAAACATTCTCATTTTCTTTGAGTTTAAATATTCCACTGTATCTATCATCACAATACTCGCAATAATCGATATAGGTTCCACCGTAAAACGACATCACTCCACCTCATTTCTCAATTCAAAACCAATTCCATATAAGAGCAAATCATTTTGAAAGTCAACGAATGCTTCAATCATCTCAGCTTCTTGAAAGTCGTATTCCTCAACCGTACTTAAGAAATCATCAATATCATTTCTTTGTACACTTCCGTGCTCTGTCTTTGTATGTTCCACAGCTGATTCATAACCATCTACATCAATTGTGTAGCAGATTCTGCCACTTGAATAATCATATTTGTAATTCTTGATAATCACTATTTCATCTCCTTGCTCTTAATTTCTCTAGTGAGTCTATTTTTTAAAACATGACTTGTAAAATAAATACCGTCTGCATATGTATAATAATCAGAGGTTTCTTCAACCCACTGACTTCGTGTGTAAGGGTATCTGTTTGGTCGCTTCAATTTACCACCTCACATATAAGTATTTTGTATCGATATCTTGTCCTAAAATACAATCTCTCAATGATCTTAAATCTTCTAACGCACTGCTGACTGTCCCCCATTTGTTCTCAGGCTCATACTGCACATACTTTTCAGGATACTGTTCCAGTTCTGAGATACCACGTTGAATGTTTTCAAAAATCTGAGCAACATTGTAGATAGTACCTTGTTTGAAATTCCAATCCATAGCAACCCTAAACATTTTCCCAAGATTATAAGTTGGAGAACTATTTTCAGGTTCATCTATGCAAATATAATCTCCGCTTTCTATTTTTCCTAAGATTTCCAAATCATAACTCATCTACCTGCCTCCTCTGCAGCATACTGCAACCATACTAAGCACTCGTATAGATCCCTTGCTTGCCTTTTGATGTTGCTTAATGATTTACTGCTCAATTTATCGTCATTTTGCAAGACTTCTATCTTGAGATTTAAAATAGCAGAAATCAATTCTTTTTCTTTTTTTAAACTTTCACTACATGACATCACTCAACCTCTTGAATTTCCATACCAGGGCAATCAAACACCCAACTCATGCCATTTTCTTCTAGATCGGTTTTAGTATGATATTCTGAATAGAATACTCCATCATAGCTAGAGAAAATATAATCCTCATCTTCAGTGTGATAGTACAACTTTTGTCCACTTGATTTCAGAGTTACAATATACCGCTTCTCTTTCTCGACCTCATAGCCTAGAATCCAAGCAAGACAGAATTTTTCGATATTGCCTTCGTAAAACCACTCAGGGACTCTCTTATCGTAATGATCTTCAATCACTCTCATCGCCCCATAAACATGAAAATTGTTTGCCTTTTTAAATTCTATATAATCCGCCACAAACTGCGGGATTGTGACTTTCTGCGGTTCGTCTAGTTTAGAAATAAGCTCTATTGCCGCGTCTATCTCAATATATTCTGCTTTGTTGCCAAAAAGATTTTTTAAACCTTCTATCCGTTCAATCAATTCCTGCTTATTCATCTTCCAATTCCTCCATTTCTACCCCTAATTCAACAAGTTCTTGCTTTAGCATTTCGATTCGATTCTGGATGGTTTCTGTGATTAGACCAGACAATATCTCATCTGCTTTGATTTCTTTTTTTAAAAATCCATAAGCCGTTTTAAGAATATAATTAGTCTCTTTCTTTGTAATACTAAGCTCATCCCAGCACTTGTGTTTAACCTCTAAGAAATATTTGTACTCTTTAATCAAATGAATGATATATCTAGCTTTGTTTAAGTCTTCAAGCTTCATCTTCACTAACTCCAACTTATTTTCTAAAAATCCAGCTCTTGCCCCTCATGGCTCAAAGACACAAGAGCTAGCAAATTCTTTATACGCCATTCGTCCAAGTCTGACGCATATTCTAGCTCGCTTTTAACGTGGTTCGCGGCACGTTGATTTTGTCGCTAAGTAATAGCAATCTATCGCACCATAATCAAACCTCACATCGTCTTTTCCGATGTGTTTCTTGAATTTTGGTCTGGTGATACCTGAAAATGCCCATTGATGGTCTTTCATCCGTTCAATAAGTTCATCCACATTGTTAAAACTCCCAAGGTAAAACTTGCAGTGCCCGTTGTAGACAAAATAGAGATTTAATAACAAGGTGTCCCACCTCCCTAAAAGTAATCTTTCCTTTTATTTTTCAAGTCATTAAATACCATCAGATGATCATTGTCTACACCCTTCATCAACCGACTCATAAACGGCCGACCATATCGCTTCTGAATTTCTTGCGCTGTCAGATTGGTTGTTATAACCGTATTAGCCCTTTTATTGAGAATGTTGTAAAGAATACTGAAGGACCACTCACTGTCCTTCTCCATCCCAAGATCATCCAAGACCAAAAACTTTGCACTAGCAATTTTATTGACCAGGAACTCTTCCTGGCTAAAGTCCGCCTTGATTTTCATCAGCAAGTCAGTAACATTGATAAAGATAGCAATTTCCTTTGTTGCATCGGATAAATGTTTCATCATAGCAAAAGCAAGATGACTTTTACCCGTTCCAGCTTCGCCTTGAAAAACAACATTGTTTCTGGCACCTTCAGACCACTCTCGACAAATCCTCTTTGCAAAAGCTAGCTTTTCCGCTTCTTTTTCAGTCGGAGTGTCGAAGTTGTCAAGAGTAGCATTTTTCAGCACATCATCATAGAGAGAGAATTTCTCAAGATAAAACCTCCGCTCTCGCTCATGCTCTGCATCAGCCAGCTCATCAACCTTCAATTGATTTTCTGCATGGATCCGTTCTGATTCGCATAAGCGACAGAGGACATCATTTGTCCGGAGGATTTTGATCAATGGAATACCGTGCTTGTCGCAAATTTCATCCTGCTGTTCAGTATTTCTGAGGTAAGATAAAGCCGTTTCTTCCAATGCATTAGTTACCATGATACCTTACCTCCGCAATCCTGCCAGCTGGCCATATCTGATAAGCAAGCAGTGACAGTAGAAAGAGGTTGTTTTACAAGCAATGACTTCTTTTCATCGCTAATCGGATAAAATTCATCTTCAAATTGCTCGATAAGTTCTAAAATCCCCATTCATCTGTCACCTCCTTACCTGATTTTTTTTCTTGATGTTGTTTTTGAGATTGGTGAACCTGTTCAACTGTCGTCACTTGGTTCAGCTGCCAATTTCTTAAAATTCCACCAATGTATTTAATATTTGGTTTTCCTGAACTGACGGCAGTTCTCAACGCTTCTTTTACTAAATCGACATCATTTTCGTTTAAAAGATGGTTGATTTCCTCAATCTCAAAACCTGATAACAATCTACGGAACTCAGATTGAAAAAGTTCTAAGATATTCTCACTACTAGTAGTAGTTATATTCTTATCTTTATCTAATCTATTCTTAATCTTAGTCTTAGTCTTATCTTCTTCTAGTGCGTTACCGTCCGTTACTGTAACGTTACATGTAACGTTACCACCAAGAGCAAGGGTTTTCTGTTTCTCACGGTGTCTTGCTACACGATTCCGTGTTTGTTCCTTGATTCTTTCCATGCCATCAATATTTTGGTGTTTTTCCCAATTTGGCAAAGTAATGACACCATCAATGATCTCAATCATTCCGAACTGCTCAAATACTCCTAGAGCCATTCTTACACTATTTAGAGGCCTTTGAAAGATTGTAGCAAGCATTTCATCAGTGTAATGAACCTTGTCTGACATCATCAAAAGCCCGTTGCGATTATGTTTGCCAGCGAGAGCTAGAATTTTAAACCATATAACTAAAATGGCATCATGATCTGGTAGTGCATCAATAAGACGTATTTTTTCATCGTCAAAAATGTCCGTTGTAATCTTTATCCATTTAATTTCTGACATAGTTACCTCCTTAGCAGCATCATGCCCTAGCTCCCCATTTCCGATTATTTCTCCGGAAATCCATAGTCATCTCCTGATAAAGCAAGCGCCCATTTTCTTCTAAGAGGTCTGTATTTTGTTTTCTTAGAAGATCATTATTTCTTGCTTCTTCCTGGTAATCACGAGCAAGCCTGTCATAGTCTTCGATATACGCCCGAAAAACTTGTGGTACATCCTCAATCGATGAAGCGAGGCCTACAGGTGGTTGGGTGTCATATGTAGACTTTCTGTCACACATTCTCAGGTTTCTTCGAGCAACTTCCCTGAAATCTTCTGTTTCTTCAATAATAACAACTACATTTTGCTCATCCGATTTTTCATTTTTAGCCGTCAGCACCATTAGGATAAACATCCCAATGAAAATCACTGCTAAGCCAAGCAATTGGCTTGATAAAGTTGGTTCTGTCATATTTAAACTCCTAACTGTTTTTCTTTCTTGAGGTTTTCAAGCATCTCTGCCAAAGTTTCTTTTTTGGCACGATAGCGATTCCGACTTTTCCATTTGACAAACAATCGAAATCCTTCATAGTTGATAAAGACAATCTTATGTGTCGGGTTGTCAATAAACTGTTTGAAGTCAGGGTGCTCCCTCATTTCAGTAGCCCATACCTTTGCGGTAGCAAGGGTCAGTCCATCCCACATCTGACAAAGGTGCTTGTAATCGCCATGAGTGGCTTTTTCGTTCACGCCAACTGGCTTGTAAGTAATTTCTGCTTTAGGCATGGCATTTCCTCTCTTTCTGTGATATAATTCAGTTAGTTATTTTGATATGTGCCTGACTTTGTCAGGTGCTTTTTTGCTGCCCTTGGTTTTTTAATACAATCATGCTATAATCAAGAAAAATCTAGTAGAGGTACACTATGAAAACAATACTGCGCAAGATATCAAATACTTTGTTTAGTCTCCTATTAATTTCTGCTGGTATAGGTTTAGAGTTACTGTTACTCTCGATTACCAAATACCAACTAGATCTTTCTGACATTACACAAAATTTTCAACAATCCTTGCTCGCAATTCTGGTTGCTTTCATACTCTCCGCTTCTATCTTAGTTATTCTGGTTGAAATACCGAACATTGGTAAAAAAATCAATAAATTCTTCAACGAAGCCTTTTATATGCTCTTCTCGATAATTTTCACTGCAAATCTCCTAATTATGCTAGGCTCAGAAAATTTCGGATTACTTGCCACGCTTTTCTCTTTTCCATTCTTCGTAACATTTCCAAATCTCCTTAAAAAATTCACGGAAACGAAGAACATCAAAATACCAGTAAAGCGATGCCCAAAATATAAATATCGACACAAACAAGATAAACGCAGATATAAACGCCTCTAATGCTCTTAACACCATTCCCCCCCTTTCAAAGCCCTATATAAGTCTAACGGTCCTCAATATCTCATTGAGGGCTGTTCTTTCTAGTTCGTTCATATTTTTCTACTCCTCTTGGGAAGAATTTTTTGAAAGTCTGCTTGTAATTGATTTAGCAAATTCTTCTACACTCGATTTTTCAAAATCCATATATTTTTCGTATAGTTCATTTACTTTATAAATGTGGTAATGCATCATAGTAGATGTCACGATTAAAGATGTCAGAACTGATATAATAAATGTTTCCATAATGCCTCCTTAAATACTAATGTGAATATTATTGTCAACACTAATGTTTTCAGTTTTTAATTTTGTTGTCAGACTTTCAAAATCAATTGAAATACTATGTTGTCTTATAAGTTTTTCAACTAATTCAAGGTCTGCTTTTACAAAGATGGACTCTTTTTCCCCACTATACGGATACCGTTTTGGTCTCATCATACTGCCTCCTCATTCAAAAACTTGTTGATAAAATACTGCTGCCCCTTGCCAGTGACTTTGACGGTCTTGCTGACAGAGATATGTCCGTCTGGATGTGTGATGGTAGACTCCTTGATTTCAAAAAGTTTCATCTCCATGCTACGTTGTGTTGGCATGTTCCAGTCTGAACCTTTTCGCTTTATCAAGTAGCCATTTTCACGCAACCAGACGAAAAGACGATTTCCTCCGATTTTGTAACCATTTTGGCTGATGAGTTTGGCAAGGTCTCCGACCAAGATAGACGTGTGACTTGCGCTCACAGCATCCGCAAATAGCACCTTTGGTTTGTCAGCCTCAATCTGAGCTTCCAGCTTATGAACCTTCTTGTCTGCCATGAGCAAGGCTCTAGCCATAATCTTCTCAGGGCTGTTAAAGTCTTTCTCTACTTGTATAAAGTATTGTCTGACTTGCTTACCTCGCTCTGTTCTCTGGATCATAGCAATTTCTTTGGCCATGTCTAGCTTGATGACGTGGTCCTGACTAGGTCTACCTCCTGTACTTTTGCTCAAAAATGAGCTAAAGTCTTCACCTTCTGTAAATCCATATTCGGTCATACGTGGGAACCAGTCTTTGTAAGCTGTTTTAACTCCCAGCGCCTCATGAAGTTGTCTTCCTGAAACAACAGGCTCATGGCTGTCATTAAGTGTGATATTGATTAGTTCATTCATAATATTCCTTTCTAAATTTGGTATAATGTAGATAAAACTCGCCAGAGCTATTTGAGTAAAGTATTTTGAAACGACTGTTTGACAGATACTATATGAGGCGCTTCACGGTTATTTATATAATCAACCTGAATAAGTGTCTCTGGCACTTCATCTTTCTTTGTTTCCCAAATTATCTTGATACCTTGAAGACCAATATCTTCTGCTTGAAAATCAATCCCGTTCAAAATAACTCGTGGAATACTAGAGTCGCTATCTATCTTAATTTCTAAATTTTGAATTGGTAGTGATTTTTTTGATGGATTACTCATATCCCTCTCCTACTCCAGCACCTTACTGCCGACTACCAATCGTTTAACGACAACGTCCATCTCCTTAAATTCGGCATTCTCTGCACAGTAGCGGACGCTCTCGCTGATGATGTGACAAATAGATACTCCGTACTCGTTCGCAAGCTCCGTAGCAATATCCCAAGCATCTTTGTCAATCCGTGTTACTTTTTGCGCTACGTTGTTCATAACATTCCTCTTCTTACTTTTCCTAGTGTTAAAATAGTTTCCCAAACATCTAGCCCCTCAAGACTATCAATCATCAGCTGACTAAGTTGGTGATTTTTCTTCTGCCAATTCTGTATTATTTTTGCTTGCATATATGGACCTCTCAGTGATTTCTCCAAGGATTCTCAATTCCTAAAACATCTGTGACTTTTTCTTTCACATAATCACTTCCTTTTCCATACTTCAGTAGCTCTGAAATAACTGATGGTGCGACAAATACTTGTTTTGCCAATTCGGCTTGAGTCATATCCAGCTCAATCAAACGAGTTTTGATTTTAGCCTTGATAATCTTTAGTTCTTTACTCATCCCTCTCTCCTTTCTTTTTAAAAAATTATCTAAAAAGTTAGCGAACTACTTGACAAATTCTAAAACTAGTTTTAGAATATAGACATAGAGAAAAGACCTACTAAAAGTAAGTTTTACCTATAGAAAACGGACGCCAATCAGTTTTGTAAGGCTTTATTTTTTAGTCGTCTTGTTCGCTAACTCTTTAGCTTACGAATACTATTTTAAAACTAGTTTTAGATTTTGTCAATAGTTTTTATAACTAATTTTAAAATATTTTTTCGTAATGCTTAGAAAGGTTGAAATATCAATGTTCTTAGCATTCGACAGAATTAAAGAATTGGCTGATAAA